CGCCGGCCATCATCATGCGGCGAAGCATTACGCGCTCTCCTGCATCGCGTAGCGCCAGGTGGCGCCGTTGTCGAAGGTCTTGGCGCTCAATACCGTTACAGCGTTGGCGGCAGACGCTACGGCGGTGTCGCTGCTACCGAGAGCCTTGAAGTTCGCCGGAAGCGCCACCGTGAAACCGCCGGTTCCGTTTTGCTTGAACTCCACCTCGATCTCGGTCGTGAAACCGGAGCCCATCAAGTTCGTCAGGACGATGGACGTGATGTTCTCAGTCAGGGTGACGGTGAAGTTCTGCGCTACTGAGCAGTCCAGTGTCAGGACGCCCAACGTGCTCGACGCTGCGGCCACGGCTTGCTTGCGGATGAAGGCGGCGAGAGCGTCGATATCCAGATGCTTGTTGACGCCGCCTTGCAGCAACTCCAGCAACTCGGCACCCGTGAGGGTTCCGCTCGCCGGGAGGTCGTCGATGTTCTCTTCGATGTAGGCCATTGGGTTTACTCCACGATCCGGGCAGAGCCGGTGTTGGTGACGCGCAAGGTGCCAGTGTCGGTGACGCGGACGCGAACCGGAGGCGCGGCATCCGGGCGAGTCCAGTTGAAGTCGTAGTCTTGGAGGGCCTTCACGCCGTCACGCCAGGTCTCGATCACGACGCGCCCCGACGAGTTCAGACGGTAAGCTCCGGGCACTCCCGAGCCGTCGGGGATCATTGAGTCCGCCGCCTCGGTCGTCCAGGTGTAGCTGGTGCCGGTCAGCCCGCTCTCCGTGTGCTTGAGCAGTCCGTCCTCGCCGTACAGCTTGATCGTATAGGTCACACCGGCCTCCGGGCCGACGCTCGCCGCGTCCTGCCGGAGAACCGTTGTCGCCCCGACCTGCTGGAGCCGGTCGCGGTGGTGCCAAGTCAACGCGAGAAGGTCCGTGCCGCCTGGGATCACGGCGTCGCGGAAGTAGAGGCCGTTGACTCGAACGTTCGACGGTCCGTAGGGCTTGGCAAAGCGCGAAACCGTCGTAAGCGACATCGCCGCGGCATTGTCCAGGGGGAGCGTCTCTCGCACCGTGTACGTCCGCAGCTTGGCTTGAACCGTCGTGTCAGCGGCATAAGGCTCCAAGGAGGTCAGCCCGAAGCCATCCGTGATGAACCAGACCCGCGTTCCGGCCAGGTGGCGGGCCGGCACCGTGTCGAGCACGCCTTGCAGAACGCCCGTGAAAGTATAGGTGCCATCGCCGTTGTTGACCTTGGTCGTCCAGGCCAGCAACTCGTTGTCGATCAGGACGAGGTTGTCGCCTTGACCGCGTTCTGCCGCGTTGATGTTGTCGAGGTCGTCCATGCCGGACGTTGCCCCGATGGTGAAGCCTACCATGTCGAGCGCGTGCGTGGACGCGCCGTAGTCGGCAGTCAGCACGCCCGTCGGCGTGAACCCTTGCACGTCCGCGATCTCGGTGTAGGCGGTGCCGCCGGCCGGATCAGCGTAGACCAGATAGCCGAGGTCTTGGCTTCCGTCCCGGACGCCGAGCGTGACCACCATTCGCGAGTCGCCATAGAAGGCGCGCGGCGCCTCGATGAGCCGCTGCGCGGCCAACGGCTGCGGGCCGGAGACCGGGTTGATCCAGCCCGACGGTCCCGGCGGGGCGAAAGCAACGACCGACACCGAGAAGATGTCCTCGACAGCGGTAATGCTGATCTCGGGCTGCTCGATGGTGCCGTAGTCGATCTCCGTGACGCGGTAGATCACCGAGGATATGCCGAGCGCAGACCACGACAGCTTGAAAACGCTGCCCGGCCGCAGGGTGTAGGCGACGCGGTTGCAGCGCAGCGTTACCTTCGACAGCGGCGACGAGACGGTCTTGAGGACGCGGGCCGCCGCGTTGATAGCCGCTTCCGGGTTACTGAAGCCGAGGAAGTCGTACTGCTCCGCCTCGATGATGCCACCGCGGGCGGAGATGTTGGCGAGGTTCTGGACCTGAACGGTGCGCTGGGTGAAGTTCTGCTCGCGGCTGACATAGGACACGATCACCGTGTTCTGGGTGTCCTCCCACGAGCCGCGGCCGAACTCGAACGACCCCGGCACGATGTTGGTCTCGTCGAGCACCAATGCCGTCTCGGCGTCGTAGTCATCGCGCACCAGTGCGATACGGTAGAGCCCGGTAGCGAAGTCCTGATACAGCACGCCGTCGATGTGCCGCATGATCTCGGCGATCAACTCTTTGCCGCCTTGCGTGTTGTCCACGAACATCGACAAGCCGAGTCCTTCCTCGGCGAGCGTGTTGGCGACGTTGATGAAGTCGGCAGTATCGATCAGGGACTCCGGAATCGCCATGCCCCAGGTCTTGTCCGTCAGAATCTCGAACACCATGTTCGCCGGGTTGGCATCACCGTTGAGGTTGTGCCGGCCGCCAGTCAACCCGAGCGGGTTCGGCGTGCGGCGGACAACGAAAGCAGGCCGGGGGAGAGTGCCGGCGTTGCCGAGGTAGCAATGCTCGAAGATGACACGGCAGATCGGCCGGTAGGCGGGAATCTCGACCTTGCCGAGCACGCCCCTCATGTACTCGTTCTGAGTCTGGGTGAAGGTGCCACGGTAGACGCGCACCGGGCCGCTGACGCCGCCTTGCTCCTTCTCCTTTCCGAAGAGCGTCTTCGAGTCCATCGAGAACGTGATCTCATCGGCGCTGATGGTCTTGCCCACCAGCGGCACCTCCTTGTCGTCGAACGACAGGGAGATGAAGTCGTCGATGGGACCGAAGCAGACCGAGTGCTCGACGCCGAGGCTATACTTGTATCCGACCGTGACCTTGGTACTGGAGAACAGGCCGGTCTTCTGCTTTTGCTTGATGGCCTCGACTTTCAGGTCGCCGTACCACGTTACGTTTGGGCCTTCGCACTTGAACGTGCCCCAGCCATTCGGGATCGTGCGGCCTTCCTGCGCCGTCGGGAAATTGAAGTCGCCCAGGCTGTTCGGCTTCGGCGACTCGAACTTCGGCTTCGGCCGAAGAAGTTCGCCAATCACGATCATCGCGACGGCTTTGAAGATGGTTTTGACTAGCAGCCACCACATCGCGATCAGTCCTCAATAGTTACTTCACCGAAACCCGGAATCTGAACCGCCGTCCCCGTAGTCGGAGTGACAGTAGGACCGAAATTCGTGTCGTAGGGGTTGGTGTCCGGGATGTAGTCGAAACCCAGGTAGTTCGGAAGATTGTTGAACTTGACTCGGCACGTCTCTTCGCTGCGGTCGCAACCCGCGACGACGATCAAAGCCTCGCCTGCCGGCAGGTTGAAGAACGGATACTCCAAGGTCAGCGTGTCTCCGATGTGTTCCAAGATGAAGCGCCGCTCCCCCGTGGAAACGACTTCGACGTAGCCGTGGCGGAACCACCCGTCGTCGAAGGCATCCACGGTCGTCGAGACCAGAGTGTCGCCGGTTGCCGTGTAGACGAGCACCGGGGTCTCGAAGGCTGCTCGAAGGACGCCGCACCCGTGGCCGTAGAGCGCCCAATTGCAACCCTTCTTGTACACCTGCCACGGCACCTTCTTACCCGTTGCCGCCGTGACCGGCGTGCAGGCCACCGTGGCGATGCCCTCCGCGTCGAAGTCGATGGACGTGACCGAGCCGATGAACAGCGGGCGGCGCTCCACGGACAGGTCGGTGGCGTGATAGCGGTACACGATCACCGAGATGGGCTTGGCCGGCAGGTACGACTTGAACCGCTGCGCGAACGCGCTGTCGGCCGGCACCCTGATCTCAATGGAGCCGGTCGTCTCTTCCGAGGTCTGCCGGATCGACGTGCGGTTGACCACGCCTGGGCGGTAGAGCACAAGGCCGTCCAGCAACTCGTCTTCGCCGGTCGTAAGCGACTCGACGACCTGGCCGGCGCTGTCCCGGAACAGGAACAACTCTACCGGGGCGCCGCCGTAGGAACTGACTTCTTGGTCGTTGTAGGCCATCTCAGGTCCGGTTGTTGATGAGCGTGGCTTCGCAAGTCAGCACGCCGCGGGTTTGCCAGTTGAGCACGATGTCGTTCGAGGTGAAGCGGTAGAGCGAGAGGTAGCTGATTCGCTTCACATCTTCCGGGGTGATGTCCGCACCCAAGGCATCGGCGAACACGAGGCGCGTGTTTCCGTCAGCGGTAGTAGTTGCCGAACTGATGCGCTTGAGGATGTACGAGCCGTTGCGCAGCAGGATGATGATGTCGCGCCGCGCCGGATGGGCGTTGACCTGCTTCTCGTAGTCGTTCTGCGCTACGTCGATGGCCGTGTTCGAGGACAGCGCCGAGGCGACCAGCGTGAAATCCGAGGTAGCCGACGGCATCCAGAAAGGGACACCGATGCCCGCTCGCCGGGCGAGGAAGCCGCGGAATGCCGCGATGTCAGCGTAGTTCTTCTTCAGCCACGAGTGGCTGCGCTGCACCTCAGAGAAGCCGGAGCCGCCGAAGAGCCGGAACACCGGGCCGCCGAGATCAACCATCTGGACATCGGAGTTCCACTGGGCCTGAAGGCCGTTTATCCAGTTCGGGCGGTCGAGCACCAACTCGTAGCCGAGGTAGGTCGCCGCAGCAGAGCCCGCCGTGTTGGCGACGGTGCCCGACGGCTCGGCGGTGAATCGCACCGGCAGTTCGAGCACGTTGTCAGTCTGCCAGTTGCCGGACAGGCCAGGGTTAATGGTCGATACGAACGCTGGGAACACGCGCGTTCCGGCCGCCCAGGATCGCTCCAGCGGCGCAGTGAACGTCACCGTAGAGCCGACGATGCTGTCGATCTCTCGAACCTCGAACGTCTTGGACGACGAGAACAGCATCACCAGCCCGCCGGCCGCGAAGCTGCGGTGCGCAGTGTCGAACTCCGCGGTGAAGCCGCCGGCCGCAGCCGGTGCCGTCAGCTTCGCCACCTCCGGCCACACCGGCATCGCGTAGAAGCGGTGCTGCCAGCCGAAGAGCAGCGAGTCGGCACGCTGCGCCTCTCCCCCTCGAAGCGTGACCGTGTAGTCGAACACGCGGCGAGCCTTGGGGCGGAGGTTTGCGGTCTGCACGGAGCCGTCGGCCGCCCGGATCAGGGTAGACTTGAATTGTAGAGTCTCGTTGACCGGATACGACCAATTCGGAGGGAACGGGAACGCGATAACACGCCGACCCGTGATGATGAGGCTGTAATCCTCGCCTCCGATTGTCCACGTTGCCGTGATATCGATAGTCGGCGGGCCGGAGACCAGCACCGACACTTCGTAGCGCAGAAGAGACAGCGCTGGCATCGTGTACGGCGGCTCCACGGCTTCGGGTTGCGTGATCGAAGCGCCATCCAGCCCGGTCGTCGAGAACGCGGTGAACGCTTTGTCCTCGAAGAAGGCGTTCCAGATGTAAACGTCCTGCCCTTGGTCGGAAACCAGGTTGCCGAGGTCGAGGACGCCGGGGACGACGTGGATACGGTAGTACCAGTCGTTGATGAAGGTGTGCGCCACGGTGCCAGTAAAAGATTCGGTCGAGACCGGACCGGGGTAAGGCGCCGCCGATACCGAAGTCAATACGGCCGCCAGTTTCTCGTATCCGTCGAGCACCGGGCCGCCGGAGTACGTTCGACCGGCAAGCAGATTCGCCGTCACCGTGCTGTCGGTGACGTACTCTTGCGTGGTGACGTAAAGGCCGGCGAACGTGGTCACGGGTCAGGGCGTCTTCAGGTAGGCGAAAGCGAAATTGAGAGAGTACGACTGCCCGCTGCCGCCTGACCCTTTTCGAGTCCACGGGAACACTTTCCAAGTGTCCGGACCAACGGTGAACTCGTCACCAGGCGTAAACCGCTCCATGTTGAGGAGGCGGATGCCGGGAACCTCCCCGATGGGAGACCAGTAATCGTCCGCTCGACGTGCGCGCAACTGGATCGGCATGAGAGGGGTGTTGCCCGACAGGTTGTTGATGGATCGGTTGTAGAAGTTGGACAGGCGATTGTTGTTCTCGGCGTTGTAGCTGCTCAATGCTGTGCCTACGCCTCCTGACACGATTTGGGTTGGCGTGCTGGACGAATAAGTACCGAACGGAGCGAAATAGTTCACAGAGCCGTCGTAGTCGCAACGCACTCCCCCTTTCGTGTCTACAGAGAAATCGCTACCGTTATCGAAAAGCCGATGATGGCCGCTATACGACCACAAGTTCGCGTTGATGGATGCAGTGTCCCAGAACTGCGCGTCGAAGAACGTGCCGCCGGTCCAGGTGCCGTACTTCACCACTTCACCGAAGGTCAAGTGACGGAACACGCCCGAGGCGATCTCGACGACGACATGGACATGCTCGGCCGGGCTGTTGCTTGCGAACATGAAGACGTTCGAGAACGGCCCGGTGCCAGTATTGGCAAGCGCACGGCGACCCGCCTGATTCGGCTGCGAGTCCGCTGCGGCACCCGCGTCGTAGCCGACGGCGCCGCGGAGGTAGACGCCGGAGGTGTTGAGGTTGTAGATGTTGATGTTGTCGCCGGACTTCTGGAGCGTCACGGTGCGCAGAGACCCGGCAAGAGTGTTGCGGCGCTCCGTCCACCCGGCGGTCACGGCGAACGCAGCGATCTTGTTGATGAGGTCTTCAACGCTGGTCGCGTTAGTCAATTGGTAGGCCATGAATCACTCCAGGCGGATCGCGGC